GCTAGTATTGCAGACTTATCACAAGGACAGACTAATAAAGTTAAAGCAGAGAATGTAGTTATTAACGAAACACCTTGGCAAATGATTGTGGCACTTATTATTGGTTTTATATTACCTAGTCCTAATGAAATTGGAAGAAGCATACTAGGTTTATTTAGGAGAAAAGAAAATGGAAAAGGACTCTAGATTAAAATCTGCTGGTGTATCTGGCTACAATAAACCAAAGAGAACGCCTACGCACCCAAAGAAGTCTCACGTTGTTGTGGCTAAGGAAGGTGAGAAGGTAAAGACTATTCGCTTTGGTGAGCAGGGTGCTGACACCGCTGGTAAGCCTAAGGCTGGTGAATCTGATCGTATGAAGAATAAACGTGCTTCATTCAAAGCTAGGCATGGTAAGAATATTGCTAAAGGTAAGATGAGTGCAGCCTATTGGGCCGACAAAACAAAGTGGTAGGTGGTAGTAAAATGGTAAGCAAAGTAAACGCCTCTGGCAACTACACCAAACCTGAAATGCGTAAGCGTTTATTTAACTCTATTAAAGCATCTGCTACTGCTGGCACTAAGGCTGGTCAATGGTCTGCCCGTAAGGCACAGCTACTAGCAAAGCAATACAAAGCCAAGGGTGGTGGATACAAATGAAGAAACCCCAGAAGTCTTTAGTGGATTGGACTAAACAAAAATGGAGAACCAAGTCTGGTAAACCTTCGTCTAAGACAGGTGAAAGATACCTACCAGAGAAAGCAATCAAAGCACTTTCGTCTTCCGAGTATGCTGCTACCACCAAGGCTAAAAGAGAAGGCACTAAGGCTGGCAAACAGTTTGTTAAACAACCAAAGAAGATTGCTGCTAAAACTGCGAGGTACAGATGAGAGATTACAGAAAAGAATACGATAACTACCAAGGCACAGCAGAACAGAAGAAGCGTAGAGCCTCTAGAAACACTGCTAGAGCAAAGCTGATGAAGGCAGGTAAGGTATCTAAAGGTGACGGTAAAGATGTCACGCATCGGAATGGCAACCCAAAGGACAATAAGGGGAAGAACCTAGGCGTTGCTACTAAGTCTAATAATCGTTCTTTCCCTAGAACCAAGACAGCTAGAAAAGTAAACAAAGGAGATTAAAATGAAGAAGCCAATTCGCAAAGCAACATCTATGGGTGATGGCGCTATTAAAAGAAAAGCTATGGAAGCTGCACAGGCAGAACTTTTAAGATATAAAAAGAATCCAAAGTTAGCTGGCGCACGTCCAAAAGGTACTCGTCCTGCTGCTCCTTGGGCTATTCAGTCTGGCGCTAGTAAAGCTGTAGCTAAGTTGGATGCAAAAATTGTTGATATCATGGTTAAAGATAGCAAAGATATGCGGGCTGGTTATAAGATGGCTGCTACTCAAAAGGCAAAAACAGTAAAGAAAAAACCATCTATTAAATAATGTATGAGCAACTTACAAGGAAGAAAATAATGGCTAAACAAACCAAGAAACAGTCTGCCAAGATTGCTAAGGTGATGGGTGAGTTCAAAGCTGGTAAACTACATGGTGGTATTGATCCGAAAGGACCAAAGAAGAAGCCACTGGTGAAGAACCGAAAACAAGCTATCGCCATCGCACTAAGCCAAGCTAGGAAGAAATGAAGAGGGGGCGCAAAGCGTCCCCTTTACTTATTGTCTACTCTCCATCTCTTCTAGAAGAATCTCTGCATAGTGGATCACCTTCTTGATGTCCTCAATCCCACCCTTCTGTTTGTAACGACAGATGTATTTAACAATGTTACCCTCACAGAAACTTAGTTCATTAGCTAGGATAAACTCAATAGGTTGGATAGTCATGTCTTTGTAATGGAACCCACCTACTTGACGCTCTAGGGCTGTAGTCATTTCTTCACTCATAGTTTCTCCTTTGTCACTCCAATATTCTGTGTCCCATTTAGCCATTAGATTTTCTCCTTCATAAAGATTCTAACCCACTGAGCGCAGATGTCGCTACGAACGATATCATCTACACCAAACTCAATAATAGGGATAGGCATCATATGTTTCTTAGCTAGATGAATTACCTTAGATAAACCATCTGCTTCTTTCAAGTCTGATTGTTGAACATCACCATTCAAAACAATAGTAGAACCTTCACCAACCCTAGTCAACAGCATCTTGAGTTCATGGGTGGTAATGTTCTGTGTCTCGTCTACGATAATAAAAGCATTGTCAAACGATCTACCACGCATCAATGCCAGAGGAGCCATCTCAATATTACCTGCTTTGATAGCCGTGTCAACTGCACCTTTACCTAGATGCTTCTCTAATACGTCTAGGACAGGTAATGCCCAAGGTTTAGTCTTTTCTTCTAAGTCACCTTTTAGGAAACCTAGTTCCTTACCCACTGCGATATGGGGCCGAGTGATAACAATCTTGTCAATCTTCTTCAAGGTATAAAGATCAGCAGCATAAGTAGCAGTAACGTATGTCTTACCTGTTCCCGCTGGACCTAGGACAAAGACTTGGCTACTAGTTTTCATAGCATCTAGCAACTCCTTTTGTTTCTCTGTTCTAGGAACAAATCCAGAAGTAGTCTTAACATCTGCATTCTTATACTTAGTTACTCGTTTAGTCTTAGGTTGTTCAACCATTAATCCTATTCTCCTAGTAGTGCTACCCAAAGTTTCTGAAAGTCTTCTTGTGGCAAGTCGTTCTTCATCCTATTGACACAAGATAGAATGACTTGAGTATTCCATGTGTAGTATCCATCTTTACTATTAATTCTGTCAATAGAGGGTGCAGTTGGGTCATGGTAAGAATCGTAATTATTTGTATACGTAAACTGTTTTCCAGTGAACGCGCATCTATCCATCTTACCTTGAAAAATATCCTACTAATATCTGTATCTGGTGTAAACTGGTGCGCTCGTTCAATAAATCTATCAACGTACCCATCTGGAGAATCTCGTCTTGCTCTTTGGTAATCTAGTAGTTTTTCTCTGTGAGACTCTCTATAGTGTTTATCATATTTCTTTTTACAAAGTATGCAACTACTAGAACCTATGTAGAAGTTTGATTCTGGGTGTTCTATTTTACAGGTTACACAAACCTTCATTCTTTTCTCTCCAATAGACACAGCCAACTTACTGGGAACAGTTGTTTCATCTTCTCGCTGATCTGGTCTGCTACCAGACGTGTTTCGTATTGTGTGTCCTCTTTAAGTCGAAGTTTAGCCATATCAGCAAAAGCATCCAAAGAGCCAGACCAGTAAAACTCAGTCATTGTCGATTGGGGCAGGACCATACGGGCTTGCTCTGGTGCAATACCAATGTCAAGCATCCATTTGTACCTATTGTAGGCTTCCATACAAAACTCATGCGTCCCAACGTCAACACCTAACCACTCTATCGGCTGTTCTTCTGGTGTAACGCTGCCTTGCTTCTTGTCCTCAGACTTACCCCGCCATACCTCTGGCATATAGAACTCAGGGGTGTCATCAACATAGCGACGACTGATTTCATTCCAGCGTAGGAACTTATGCTTCACCAGTTGTCGAGCAACGAAGATTGGTGCTTTCACATGGAATGATGCAAAGGCATGACCAAAGGGTGAGAAGTGTTTATGTTCTGCTAAGTATTTGATTAGGTTTCTATCCCCATCCTTTAGTTTACCAGTGGATTTGGCCCACTCAGATTTCTTCCCAAAGGATACCCGTGCTGCATTAACAACGCTGAGGTCTGTCCCCATTGAGTCGATGTAAGTTGCTGTAATCATTCCTTCAACTCCCCTAATAAGAATATTGTACCTGCCCTACACATCGAAGGGTAGTCCAACTCTTTTAGTTTGTACATACTGCCAGCCATTAAGTCGTCTACCTCAATCAAATGCTTATGGGGATGCTCTACCTCATCCCACTTTAGCAGCAACTCCTTTGCCAGAGCATCGTAGTATTCATCAGAGAACATACTCTCGTTCTTATGGTAATACAAGTAGCTTGACATAAGAAACCAAGGGATCATAAGGCTAGGCTTCTCTGCAATAAGCCCTTGGGCTTTCTCATCTAGATTCATTTACCATTTCCTTCTTACTTTCCAATAGACCCAACACTCCATGCAATGATTCTCTCCTAAGAAGAAGTCAATAAGGACCACCATATTTGGAAGCCCTCTTTTCTGCCAGTCATGGTTTCTAGCACTGAACGTCTGATTATTACTACCACCTAGTAGGACATTAAGCAATACACTTAATGCCACTACTATGTTGTTTAGGTATTTAACTATGTTAGGTCTACCATTTCGCATACGTCACCAGAACAGGCTAGAGTTTGTGTGCCAGAGGTATTATCTTCTACCTCATACTCTGATAGCTTAGTCCAGTCAATACCTTTAGGCATACCAGCCAGAGCCTTGTCGTAGGTATCCTTATCAATCTCTTGGTAAGGTGCTTGCTGATAGGTATGTTCGTTATAAGGTAGGAAAGATACGCCAGACATTTCATCAAAGTGTTTATACACGAAAGCACCAACTTCTAGCCATTCGTCACTACGCACGTTGATGGTAACACTAGGCTTATGCTCACACCAGCTACGCTGATACGTAAGCCATGTCTCCAACTGTTCAATAGCAGTTAAGTCAGAGGTTACTACTGAGCCTGTAGGAGCCTTAACAGGGAAGCTAAAGACAACAGTAGACGCAGGTTTCATAACGCATGGTTCATTAGGGATGCCTTGATCCTTCATAAACTGAGTTAGTGGGTCTTTGATGTCTCCCCGAACCGTACGAATATAATACTCGCTATGACGAGCATGAATACCAGAGGCGCTATCAACAAGCTGAGAAACAGTACCAGAGGGCTTAACACAAGTAATAGCAGCAGAAGCGGGAATACCGAGGCGATTAGCCCACTCAG